TGCAGGTAAAACAAACTCCCCTTCACTTAGCTGTGCTGGAATATCGTCTCGCACCTCAGATTGGGTAGAACCAAGAGGCACGTCATTTCCTGATACTGGATCAACAGTACCTCCTTCATCTTTAAGACCGCCCACTTCAAACATTTCCATTTGCTCTTCGGTGGTCTTCTTTTTTCTAGCCATCAGCTAAAGCCTCGTCTTGTAAATACTTGAGTGTGCGTAGTGCTTTGACTGCACCCTGAGATTGGTGAATAGATACTATGTTATCTGATTGCTCTAGTTTTCTATGGTGTTCGGATACTATAATATCCAAATACTCACAGAAAGCATCCCACTGCCGCTTATTACTGCAGAGGGATTTCAGCTTGCCCACCACCTGCTTCCGGTGGTTGTCCGCCTTGTTGTTGCTGTTGGTCATTACCTGTAAATCCTTGTTCTCCCGGTACAGGAGCTTGTCCTACACCGATATTACCTCCGCCTGTACCAGCAGTATCTTGTACTCCCGGTGGGCCACCTGCAGGTTGTGCTGGAGGAGCAGGTGGTGCATTCTGTTGCATGATCTTCTGCTGTAACGCCGCTTCTTCAAAGCTGTTAGTTACCTTCTCAGGATCGAGATCCATTGACTTCGCAATCTCACGCACGATGTATGGGAACTTAGCAAAGGGTGCAAGTGCTGGGTTAGATGCAACTTGCAAGAACTGCATGAGACGCTGTGAGCGTACTTCATTAGCCATCAATGACTCAGTACCACGAGCTTTCACTTCTAAGTCGCCCTTGATCTCAGGATCAAAGTCAAACTGCATATTGAATGAGAACATTGACTTACCAAGTGGTGCCAATAGGTAATCATCAATATTTTTGATTACGGTCTTAATGCCACCTGCCGCCGCATTCATCAACATTGAGATGCCTGACGCTGTACGTCCTACACCTGCAACACCTGTCTGACCATGTGCGAATGATGGGAAGCCTGTTGACTCATCCGCTAATACACGGGCTTTGTCAAACAATTGCATGTTCTCACCTGAGACATTAGGGAACTTCGTACCGAAGATAGCTTGACCCGGTGCTCCACCCTGACGGCGGAATACTTTACCCGGATAGACAGATAGATCCTGTCCCGGTACGAGGTTTGTCTCATCTAGCTCAATCAAAAGATTACCTGAGAGAACAGCGTTGTCCACAGCCATACGCATGAAACCGTTCATCAAGGTTTGTGTATCGTCCATGTTTTCTGCGATACCTACCCCGAAGAATGAGTAAGGATTTAACTCATAAGGAACTGCATAGTATGGAATGCGAGCAGGCTTAAATGGGTTCAATACTGCACGTAGGATACGCCCATTGCAATACCAAATATTTGCTTGTACTTCGTCGATATCATCAAACTCTTCAGGGATCTCTACACCGCCCATCTCTAAGACTTCACGGTCAATTGTTCCCCAGTACTCAAGTACTTCAAAACGCTCAATATCATAATCCGTTTGATAATCACGTAGATCATCTTCCCAGTATTTCTTAATGTAGCCTTCACCCATTTGGACAACATCGTCAATAACTTGCTGGCGGAAGAAAGGACGCTTCTTCAGTGACCGCAGTTGTGTGCGTGACATTTTATGACGCTCAATGACATACTGAGCTTCATCCATGTTAGACGCATCTGGGTCAGGATAAAAGTTCCATACAGAAACATGGGACGTAGAGGGAACCGTTTTGATTGCAGGATTGTATTCCCCTTCCTCGTCCCAATTCGGGTATTCCTTGTCTACAGCAAATGGTCCTTTCATAATACCAGTGCCGAACAAGGCCATTTCAAATGCAGTTGAACGGAGTTGCTTAGATGCATGGGCTTCTTCAAGCTGATCCATGATCTTCTTCTCCATCTTCTTAGCGGCAAGCATCGCCGGTTCAAATGTAATCTGAGTAGCAGTTAAGCCTTGCCCTTCTTTCAGATTATCAACTTCACCAAGCTTCTGTTGCAATGCGCCAAGCTTCATCTCACGTAAAGAGTTAGCAGTAGCCCCAGCAGGGAACTCCTGTCCATCTCCTTCAAAGCCGTAGACTGATCCTTCTTGTACTGGAGCACCACCCTGTTGCTGTGGTGGTTGCATATCAAAGTTGACAGCTTCACTTACGCCTTCGGGTAACTTTGTTGGCTCAACAGTAATTGGGAACTTATTACCTGCGAACAGTACGTCAATGATCTGACCATACGCCGCAAGAGTTTTAGTCTTAGTTACTTTGATGAATACACGAGACTTTTCAGCTTCAGTAAACTGAACATCAGGGCCATAGATACCACGATAGTTTCTATATGCCTGTAGCCAACGATCTTCGTCCTGACGACGAGTATCTTCAGCTTTCTGATATCTCTCCATGACATGACGGACAATAGCCTGCAATTCTGCCGCTTCAGGTTCAGACTCTTCATTGTCTTCTAAAGCTAGTTGCAGATCAGTATCCGCTTCAAAGATATCATCTTCTTCCATATTTAATATCCAAATTTACTGTCGGCTGGTACAAAGGACGATGGCCTAGAATGGGCAGGATCATAGTCCCAAATAGAAAATCGAGGTCTGGACATTATACCATAGCGCAATGCGTCATATAAGTGATCTTCAGACTTCGTATCAATATCTTCTGGATTTCTTTTATCCAGAGGAATAATAGGTAATTGTGCAATGAGATTAGTACAGGTGTTAAAGAATACTAATCTTGGTTCTTCACTGTACTCATCAACTTGTAAGCGTCTGTGTACTTCGTTCTTGCCTGCGATACGCGAACCTGCAGAACGATCTGATGGCCTCCATCTACAACCTTGACCAATCATCTGTTCAGCAAGCGATGGGCCTGTATCCCCACGCTTATGCCAGCATGAGCTATCTAGTACCCCGTATTTAATATTCCCATCTTCACGTTCCAGATCCATGACCATATGCGCAAGATCAATTGCGAGAACCTTACTAACATACAACTCACGATACACAATAAGCTGTTCGTCAGGTGATACAGCAAACCAAACAACAGCAGAGTAAGAGCCATAGCCATAATCGCAGGCCCGAAACTTAACCCAATTACTAGGTATATCAAAAGGCTCAACCACATGAACCTGTCTATTAAACTCAGGAAACGCCGCACCTTCTGCAACATCCCAATTACCTTCTAACAATTGTTTACGTTGATGCTCAGGCAAAGACAAGAGCATCGCTTCATAATCACCCTGATCGTACAAATGAGGGTTATCCACCAGCATCGCTGGTATAAACTTACGTTTAAATAATGGTTCACCTGCCCGTGAGTGATTCTTAGGATACCGTAAAGTCTCACCACTTTCAAGGTCAGTTGCATGGAATGCATTGTTCGCTGGGGCTGGATCAATAAACATTTTCTTAACCCAAGCATGTCCCGGTCCACCGGGGTTCGTTGTCGCTCTCATATATGTCGGCAAATCAGATGCCGTACTACGCAAACGAGAACGCATGTAATCCCATGCAAATGGTGTATGCCACTGTGTTAATTCGTCGAAACCAATCCAACTAAAAGCCTGACCTTGGTATCTCATTACATCTTCATCTCTATCGAGATATGAGAACCACAAGCGAGCACCTGATGGGGCAGTCCACTGCATCTTTCTCTCTGACCATTTTATTCCCGGCCAAATCTTCGGATACATCTCCTGAGACTTCCACACAAGCTCTCTAAGCTCTTCATTCGTGTGTCGCAATAGCAACCCACTAAAGGATGGGTGACCCATGAACCTGAGCGGATCTGCAAGCATTGCATAAGACTTACCACCGCCAGCGGCACCTCCATACAAGACCTCCCTTTCACCTGCCGCCAAGAACTCAGTCTGAGGTCCGGGGTTAGGCTTAAATATTACATTGTGTTCTTCAGGGCGAATAGGCTCAAATTCAGGTTCTTCGTGAACATTCTCACGAACTTCAATCTTCGGCTCTGCTTTCTTCGCTTCCTGAAGTTTCTTCTTTGATTCTTGAACTTCTCGCGCCAAGCCTTGAACGCTCGATTTTCTCCGCTTTGGAGATCGCCGTTTCGTACCTTCTGGCCCATTCGCGGAGAGTCGCACTGCGTCTTTTGTGGGATTGCTCACTGTCTATCCGCTTCTTTAAACCCATATGAGAAATGCTTCTGCCAGTTTGTTTCACTAGCCAGTTAGCAACTTCTCTGTAGCTATACTGTTGTAAGTACTCTTTCGCTTTCTCTAATGCTCTCAACTCACGTGGAATTGGTCTAAGCATGTCTGGATCGTCAGGGTCTTCTTCGTATCCAAATGGCACAGTTCTCGCTATTCGTGGGATAGGTAAGAAGTCATCATCTTCAATGACATTCTCAGGCTGTGCCAGAATCCACTTGTTCTTATTCGTCATCCTCAGATTTCTTCGGTGGTAATAACATCACACCGCCTGTAGATTCAATTTGTACCTTCTCAGATTTAATAATACCAATACGATCCATGACTTCTTTAGCCGCTTGCATCTTTTCTTTGATGCCTAGCTCAGTAGGATCGTGTAACGCACCAACCATTGCCATAGCCGCACGTGGGCCATTTTGGGCGAGGTACATGTTGGTGCGCTCTAAAATCTCATCTTTTAAAGATGCAACAATAGATCCTGTGTATTGTGTCTCAGAATAACCGGCTAACTTTTTAGCTTGCACAACATTACCATGTGCCTCTTCAAAGAGCACATCGAGGAACTTCTGTTGTTTTTCTGTTAGCTTACGATCAGCCATTACTATTTAACCTTCCTGTGGGGTTTTACTTTCTTTGCAACCTTTTTAGGCTGTGAAACAAACTGTTGTCCTTTCTTTGTGCCCGCTCGCTTCGCTTTCGTAGTGGCGGCATACTCTTTGTCCGAAAGAGCCTTGATAGCTTTCTCCGGTAGATAACGCTCCCCTGTAGCTTTCGGGCCTTGAGTAGATGGCTTGCCACTCTTGGTACGCCACTTTTGCTTTGTCCAAGCTTTCAGTGACTTTTGTGATGCTTTCACTGCCATCAGTCTTTATAGCCTCCGCCTGCCGCCTTGTATTCTCTTGCGAGCATTTGAGCTTTTCTAGCTGACCATTGTCCCGGTGCTCCACCCTTTCCGCCTGCTTTAATCTTGTTAAAGAGTTGCTTACGTAGGGATGGCTTTGTATAGTTCCCAGCTTCATTGACTTTACTCTTCGTTGCCTTACCACCCTTTGCCATATGCTTCTTAATCTCTGAAGGTTTCTTTCCTGCCTTCTTCATTGAGATTGCTACTGCGGCTTGTTGGGCTTTTGACTTATATGGCATACAGATTATCCGTTAGGTAAAAATACTTCTTCAACAGTTGTAATGATATCAATGTGTGGATCATTACCACCTGCTGTGTTGTCTGCTGTAGCACGTAATGTATCGCCTTCCTCTAACACAAGGAATGCGCTACTCAACTGGATGTATTCACCAGATGCTAAGTTCTTACCACCGATAATGTAAATGTCGTCATTGCTGTTAGAGTAGTCATACCAACGTACTTGGATATCTGATGCACTGGCAGTTGGATTAGTGATGAATACAAGCGACATGTACGCAATGGTATTAGGAGGACAGGTGTATACAGTAACCTGTGTCCCATCTACTATGCAGTGATTTGCATAGCTTTTGAATCGACTTGGGCGTGTGACGTTTAACGCCATGTGTTACTTGCCCTTCTTCTTAGAGTAGCCGCCCTTGCTCATGTAGCCCATTTTATTGCGCACAGCAGTAGGCAACTTCTTCAAGCCTTTAGCTTCCTTGGGTGCAGTTTTCAAGCCCCCTGCGGCCATCTTAGTTTTCTTGACTGCTCCGCCATATGCTTTCTTCACAACTTTTTTAGGGCCAAGGCATTTGCCTTTTGCTTTACATTCAGCCTTACGATTACAACCTTCACAATATGCCATGATTAACCTCCTGACCGTAAACGCTTAGAACGCTCTGCTGGTGATTCACTTACAGTAGCAGTAGCCGCCTGTACAGATGTTGGTGGGGGACCAACTACTTTAGACAAGTGGTCCACTACCTGCCCGCCTGTGGCGTAGTTATGTTGGTATGTCTTACCGCCTTTGCCTTTAGCCATGCCACCATCTTTCATTGCTGGCCTATCTTTCTTGGCTTCCATAATGGATTGGCCCTTTTGGACGATACGAGACTTTAGCTCAGCTTCATCCTTAGCACCATACTTATCGAGGAGAGCTTGAGTGTACGTACCCATGTCAGCCTCAATAAAATCACGTTCCTGTTCAGGAGGAAGATCTGGCTTCTCTGAGGGAGCACCCATGTAAGTTTTCATTCCGGGCATTATTTAACTCCTCGTGATGATTTCTGAGTTGGCTTCATTGAAGCACCGCAGTTTGCGTATCCGCCTTTGTTTAACTTCAACGTCTTACCTGCGTAGATCAAATCTGGGTTTTTAATCTTATTCTTTTCAGCGAGAGCTTTAACTGTAGTGCCTTCACGCTTAGCGATTGCAGAGAGAGTATCACCTTTCTTGATCTTGTATGATTTATTCGCTTCAGTTGCCGCCTTTGTACGCTTGACATCCGACTCTTTAGTTTTACGTTCAGCATCTGCCTTGCGAGTTTTAGTTGCCGCTCTTACACGCTTCACATCATCTTCTTTTCGTTTTTGCTCAGCACGTGCCTTTACTTCTGCGGCACCGTCACCACGGCCACGTTTATATTTATCTACAAATTCATTCCTGCGTCCTGCTGGTACAACATCCGAACCTGCACCTACTTCACTGGCTGTTAATAAAGCACCGACACCTGTCATGCCTTTAGCTAACTTGCCTACGCGAGATGCCGCAGTGACTGTTGACTTCGCTTTATCTGTTGCAGTCTTAATCGCTTTTTCTGCTGTAGACTTAGATGGACCTTTGCGGTTCTCAGCACGGATAGGCTTTTCATTAGATGTTGTAGAACCACTGCGCGAAGCAGTCAATGGTGCACGTTGAGTGCGCCCTTCTGCAATCACACGGCGAATGATCTTCATACCACGATCACCCACTTCTTTACGGTGTTGCTTAACAAAATCATCCACTACAGACTGTAGCTTCTTATCTTGTACTTGTGCTCTATGCTTCTTCAGCCACGATTCTACAACTTGTTGTAGCTTCTTTTCATCTACTGCGTCAGCCTTCTTTTGTGCGCCACGTGCCGCCATGTTAACTCCTAGGGTTCTTCTTACGTGCAGTCTTCGTTCTAGCGACAGAACGATTAGCACTTTTAGACTTTACTGACAACTTCTTGTTGTTCAGCGGATTACCAGTTGTGTGATGAACATCTTTGCCATCACCTTTCTTTACCTTACCGGCCTCTTCCATCTTTCTACGTGCTTGAACACGAGATGACCTACGCTTACGTTGCTCCGGCTTACCTTGGTAGTTATCGTACTCTTTACGGTAATTGCGTTTAGCTACCATTTCTCTTTATGGCTCCAGTATCTGGCAGACAGTTTAGATGGGGAGGAATCTTGCGCATTATGACGAGCATAATAAGATTTCTTACGAGCTTTATCTTTAGCTGATGTAGGCGATTTACCTGCACCTTTCACACCTTGCTGACCGAAACGTACAAGCTTATAAGTGTCGCCTTCCTTAGCCATCACAACATGTGATTTCTTAGGATGACTTGGAGTACGCTTAGCTTTATTAACACCGCTAAGCCCCAACTCCTTCATCTTGTTCTTCACTCTTTCTGGTATCGCCACTGTCTCTCCAACCAGCTTCTCGCATGTATTCTTCTACTTGCAACAAAGAAAGCTCGCATTGGAAACGAGCCTCTAGTGCTTCACGCACAAAGAATACATCTGAGTGCGGGATATGAATGCTATCTAATGGGGTATTTGTTGTGAGGCACAGATAGACATCTTCTATAAGGCCTTCCCTTGATTTGTACATAGTTATATTCAGAAATTTATAAATGTCAAGGAATATGACACTTGGGATGGGAGATTGGATTGTAGCACAAGCAATTACACTCTGCAAGAGGTACATATAATATGTTACATTTATTTGTGCATTTTAAATGTTTTTTTCATCTAAGTACTTTTTTCATTTTCTCTATGGAGCATTTTTATGGAACATATTATATGTATGCTTCGCTTCGCTCGTAGTTATATCCAAAAGTAAAAGTTTGTCAAGTGTTATAATATAACACTGTTTATGCACCACTGTAGTGCAAGCAAAAATGATCACTTGACTGTAGTGGTTTACACTTCATTTTCCTGATCTGTGTATTTCTGTGTATATACGTACGTGGCACCCCGGTGTGGCCCTCGCCCGCCCCCAGCAAAAAAGCGCAATAAGTGCGCCAGAAACCTGCACATTTTGCGTGTTTGCACTCAAATCCGCACTATTTGCGTGTTTCTAGTCTAGTGATATCAAATCACTTGATAGCTGGAGTGAGGCGCAAAGAGTGCGACACGCAAAGTGTGCGCGTGTTGCAATGGTGAAGCATCTATACCGCACAATTTGCGTGCCACACTATACCCGCAATTTTTGCGTGTCCACATAGTTGGCATGGTTATTGCTACGCGCGTTCCTTTTATACGCGTAAGGGACACGCACAATTTGCGT